TAGTATATATCGTTTGCATCAAAGATTGAAAGATTTGTGGACAATTATCTTGAAAAGTTATTTCTGGTATTTGTCGTAAATTATCTTCTTCTGGGTTTGGATTGAACCCAAAATGCGTTTCTAAGCTTTGCATTTCATCTAAAAGTATGTTGCAAAACTTTTCTGAAAAAAAAGGTACTGTATAAACATCTTTTAAAGGTTCTTGAATAATTTTATCTAACTTTGTATCTTTTCTAGGCTGCAAACCACTATCTTCGTAAAAGTTTACAATTGGTTGTATAGAGTCTTTTACTGCTTCAAAAGTATCTTTTTGTATGTACCAATCAGCAGGATAGGTTAACAAAAGGTTTTTAACTTGATAATTTATATTTTCTGCTGTATTGATCATAGCTCTATAGTTATATCACCATTAGTTTTTACAGAAACTGCACCTACTGAAGTTGTCATTTCAAAACCTTTAGGTGAGGTTCTATTACCTATATCAACCCATATATTACCTGTATATACTTGTAAAACACCAACAGTTGTATTCCATATAATACTGCCATCATTAAATTTTAATGTGTTTTTTTCATCATCAGATATTTGTCTTACATTATCTAAATCTACAGCACCAAGGTTGATTTCTAGTATTCTAACCAATCTATTAAACAAATCTGATGTGACATTTTCATTAGCTAAAGGTAGTTGCGTTTGTAATAACTTACTCATCTTCTACCGTCAGGTTTAATATCTATACGTGTAGCTCCTAATCTCCATCCTATTGATAAATTACCATCATTATTAGCATCATCGTCAGATTCAAATCTTAATGCTATCTGACGTGATCTACTTCTTACAAAAGCTTGTTGAGTTGAAGATGTTATAGCACTGGTTGAATTTGTTGCAAGAGTATCGCCTGGAAAGTTCCTTGTTTTTAAAACTATATTTATATTTCCGTTATTATCATCTTGTAAGAATTTATAGTCTGGTATTATTCTTTTTACAAAACTAAATTGATTACCATCTCCTATATCAAGATCACTGCTTTCTATAAAGACATTAGTCATAGGCGAACCATCATCATTAAATCCTATTTCTTGTTGATATAAATATCCTGAAGATACAGATCTTGGATAATTTACAATCCCTGAGTCAAGCCATGCAGTTCTTGATAATTGACCATAAAACCAAACACCCTCCACATAGTTGTAAATAACATATCTATCTACTTCATCTGAACTAGATGAGCAATAAAACCAACCAACTTCGCTTTTATCTTTTATTGTAAATGCGTTAACTTTAAAAGATTGTGTTAGATTTATATCTGAAAATACGTAGTTATGAACTGAACAAGGTAGTGTTTGCACGCTACCATTATAAGAATAAAAATTGTTATAGCTCATCCAGTAAACACCACTTGGTGTAGTAACGGCAGCCTTTGGACCTATCAACCCTGTACCTTCGTTAATAAGATTTATACCAAAAGTAAATGGTGGGCCTATGAACTGCATACTATAAAGTGCTGTATCAGTCCAAACTAATATTTCTTGTCTTGCTTTTACACCACCAATAATAGATGAGCCGCTTGACAACCTAAGTGAACCTGCAGTGTTCGTTGACAAGGGCTCAAAATCTAAAGCATTTTCTTGATCACTAAATGCTATAAGCATAGGATCTACAGTACCAGTTCTTGAGGATCCAGATATAGGATCTGCACCTAAAACTATTAAATGTCTATCTTTTTCAGATGTAATTACTTGTAAACCTTTAGTAGGAACTAAATTTGCACCTGATATACCAGATAATTCTACAGCTCTTGTTGATACACCATTATTTTCTGTCCATTGATATATTCCTGCTGATCTTTGATTTATTATTAAATTTTCACCAAAGTTGTCATGAGTCCATATTCTTAATTGATTTGTATTACTTAATGATGATGTGCTACCAAAAGTTCCAGATCCCCATCCATTTATACCCCAACCAGTTCCAGGTATATAAACATCCAAACCCACACTTATTTGATAAGTACCAACAACAGATGAGCCACCATTACCAGAATCAGAAGCATTAGCTGTGACCGTTGCTCCAGATGTATCTTTTGCCTCTATTGTATAACTGTTAGCATTCACTATAGTGGCTATTTGATATTCTTGATTTAAAACTGCTGCTGTTATATTGCCTCCTAACGTTGCAGCCCCACTAAAAGTTACAAAATCGTTTTGAACAGCACCATGCCCTGTATCTGCAACTGTTATTGTTGCATCACCATTGCTTGCAGAAAATGTTACGTCTCCTGCACTTGTTGTTGATCTTATTGGCGTAATGTCATTAAAAACGTTACCAGATTCTATGTAATACTTAAAAGTTGTACCAAGACCTAAATATTTAGTACCTCCCAATGAAATCCAAGCATGTAAAGCTCTTGCCGTTCCTAAATATGTATTTGTAGAAAGTTTTTCCCAACCCCCAAATTTTTCTGGCCTGCCTTTACGAAAACGAACTAGATTACAATCAAACCAGCCTCCTTCATTATCGTAATCAGTTCCTTCTCTATTAATGCCTGGTCTAAATGTAAGTTTTTGTAATGGCATTCTTATACCTCATGCCATTCTTTGCCTTCAAATAGCAAAGCTTCTGCTTCTCTTCTTCTTATTAAACCTTGTTTAACTTGACCTCCTGCTTTGTTCCATCTTTTAATTTGCATAGGCACTCCGTCATAATCTTTTGAATTTAAAACTTTAAGCAATGTAGATGCTTTCAAATTAGCTGGACCTAAATTAAATACCCATGAAACCATAGCATCAAATTGATTTTGTTCTAAATCTACTTCTACCATATCGTTTATGTAGCCTTCATACTCATTCATTTCATGCAGCAACAAATTATCAGCTTCTTCTTGAGTTATAGTATCGCCCTCTTTAACACCTTTAGTTGAGCCATAACCTATTGTTAAAACATTTGCAGCACAACGATATGCTTCTAACTCACATCCTTCAAACTTTTTTATAAGAGATAAACCTTCTTGTGATATTTGCATATTACTCTCCTTTGTCGCTGGTGTGAGATGCTCCGAAATAAAACGAAATAATAGCACTTGCTAATCCTCCAAGATAACCAAGCACTAAATTAATTAATGCTTCGCTGTTTTGCTCTGGTGGTTGTAGTGTTACTAAAAATATATAACCAAGAAAACCACCTATTGTGAATAAACCTATAATACGAGCAGTCCAATCTTTGCTAAACAAACCTCTGGCGTGTTGTTTATCTTGCGTTTCAAGTTTAAATACGTCAACGTCAAGTTCTTTCATCTGCACTTCAAAGTCTTGCTCTGCTTTTTTAAGTTCCATCATTTGTTCAGGTGTAGCGTTTTGTATTGCTTGTTGCACAGATTTTTGATCGTTAGATACGCCTAATACTTCAGCTATTTTACCCATTGCCATATTTCCTAATGGGCCTCCCATGGCAGATCCTAATGTTGGAGCAACAGCTCCTATTATATTTTTTAATAAACCTTTCATATTAATATACTCGTTAATACAGCTATACCTATCGCACCAAGAAAACCAAACACCCCAAAGGTAGTAGCTTTTATGGTTGAGTTAATATAGGTTATTTCTTGTTTTATATCAGAAAACTCATTAAATGCGGTTTTCCAACGTTCATGTGATATTGTTTCTAACTTTGTAAGTCTTTCTGCTACATCGTTTACTGTCATTTTTTTATTAACCATTTTGTAATGTATATATTTTAATTGGCTTTTCTTTGCCTTTTACAAAAATACTATCAAGTTCTTTTAGTATTAATTCATTGCTAAAGTCACTTGCACTAATAGTATCATAACCTATAACAATATCTTCTCCAACATCCTTTGTGGAGCTTTCAAGTCTTGCAGCTAAATTAACAGCATCACCAATAGCTGAATAATCAAACCTTGTATCACTACCCATGTTGCCTACCACAGCATATCCAGTGTTAACACCAAGGCCTATTTCTATACCTAAATTAGCTTTTTTTATACTTTCTTGAATTTCCTCAGCACACAATACAGCTACAGTTTCGTGATTCGGCAAATCTATTGGTGCATTAAAAATAGCCATCATTGCATCACCTATGTATTTATCTACCATACCCCCATATTTTTTTACTGCGTCAGCTTGTATAGTTAAAGCTTTGTTCATTATTTCTGTAACTTCTTCTGGTTCTAATTTTTCTGACATAGCAGTAAATCCTCTTACATCACTGAATAAAAACGTGCAATATCTACGCTCTCCACCAAGCACTAAAGAACTAGGATCATCTTGTAGTTTTTTAACCTGGCGTGGATCTAAGTAGTGCTCAAACTGTTTTTTAATTTGTTGTCTTAATTTATATTGTTGTCTAAACCTTAAATAAAAGGCGATTGATCCTGATATAAACTCTGATATAAGTGTCCAAGAAACA